GAAGAAGAAGAAGAAGAAGAACTGCTCGAACTGCTCGAACTTGTGGAACTTGAGCTTGAAGTTGAACTTGAAGTCGAGCTAGAAGTACTCGTTGAAGAACTGGTACTTGAAGAAGTTGAAGTTGAAGAACTCGTACTTGAACTGGTTGATGTACTAGAGGAAGTTGACGAGCTAGTAGAAGTCGAGGAAGAGGAAGAACTTGTTGTTGAAGAAGACGTTAAAGTTATTTTGGTAGTTGTGGTTGAACTGGATGTGGAAGAGCTGGTAGATGTAGAAGTCGAACTAGATGTTGAAGTCGAAGATGAGGTACTAGATGAAGTACTCGAGGAAGTAGAGGTCGAAGTACTGGTACTGGTAGAGGTCGATGTGGAGGTCGAAGTTGAGGATGAAGTACTAGTAGAAGTACTGGTACTAGTTGAAGTTGAAGTAGAAGTGCTAGTCGATGTACTTGTAGAAGTCGAGGTACTCGTCGAAGTTGTGGTTGTGGCTTGTACACCCGCTTTTACTCGAGCTGCAACGATCACCATATTAGCGGCCGGGGTTGTCGTCCACGACATTGTAGTCGTCGTCCCGGTTGCTAATTCCGTTGAACATTCCGTTCTGCCACTTTCTTCCTGCCAACGTGAAACTTGACCACCACCAATCGAATTGGTGAAGTTATCCGAGTACATCAGATCGATGGCCATATCACCGGATACTGTCGTAACATTTGTCGAGATAGATGTTACTGAAGAACCGGTCGCATCACTTGCGTTGTCTACCGTGCCATCCGAACCATTAAAAGAAACACCACCACCAAAGACAGAAGCGCCACCGTTGACACCGTTAATCGTAATATCAAAGGTACCGACATCCGGACTGGCTACAGCCCACAATTCAACACTTTTACTGCCGATATTTTGAAAACGTACAAGTGATAAAGATTTTGTCGCATATCCAACCGATGTAATACTATTTACCGTACTAGTTTCGATACCAACAACGAGAACTCGATTTGAACCGGATACAGTATGACTAATAAGCAACGCCGAGGCGAGGTTAGCTCGATTACCATGCGATGTAGAGTCTACTGTAACAGCCATAGGTTATTCTTTAGTTGCTATACCAACATGACACGTTAAGTTGTTATAAAGTGGTCGGCCACAGATTGCCTGTTTATCCTGTAAAAAAAGCTCTTTTATAACTAAATACTTACTTACTAGTGCCCTAATTTTAGCCTCATCAAAAAGCGTTTTATGCTCATGGTTTTCAACCATATGTGGCACTGAAAATATAAAAGTACCATTCGGTTTTAAATGTTTCGCCACGTTCTCAACAGCTAATTCAGGATTTGCCAAATGTTCTAAAACTTCAAAAGCTACGATAACGTCCCACGTACCTTCGGGAAAATCTTTTTCAAGATCAGTTTGCACGAAAAATGCCGGTGCAAAGAATTTGTGCCAACGCTTAGCTTCATCCAACCTTTTAGCGCTTATGTCGCATAAGGTTATGTTATCGGCGCAATAGCTCAATAAATGGGAACCAAAACCATCTGACGAACCTATATCGAGCACGGAGCGACGGTAAACGTGAGGTAAGGCATACGAGTACCGTTCAATATGACCGCCAAAAGAGTGAGCAAATTTTTTCATAGTAATTGATTTTCATTAACCGGATCATTTATATTATACCCTTTACGTAACGCCATATCGAACGCTTTTGGTTGTGGCATACAAGCTATGGAATACCCGAGTCGAGTTGTACGATCAAAGTATAAGGAGCCGGCAATGCGATGGATTTTAAAATAACCAAACTTTTCAAAATCCTTTCGCCTCATAATGAAACAATTTGAACCAGCTCGATAATTCAAGCGCCAACCATCGATTTCGCCTTTCCAACGAACCGACCTAATACTATTCATCGGATCTGCTTCCAAGGGAGTCGCCATATAATTGCCCGGGTGAGCATCTAAAAACGCAATACACTCTTCTAGCCAACCATCTCTATACAGAATATCGTTATCCGCAATTACAATATATTCTCCCGAGCACAATTTCAGCGCTTGATTTCGCGCATATGCAAAGTGCATATTTTTGCGGTTACGTACATAACAGGCGATCTGGCCGGTATGGGTCTGTTCAAGTAACCATTTACTATCGGATAAGTTATCACCGTTATCGACTACGAATACTTCAACGTCTTTGATCGTATCGAATAACGATAACAAAGACGTTCGCATAATCTCGGAACGGCTCTCATCCATAGCCCAGTGCGTTATGATGATTGAGACTCTAGGCATTGGCGTTGATATTCAAGATATTTTGTTTTATCGAATTCCCCCTTATCAAGCCAACCCATCACAGTATTTACCGGAAAGACAGGTCCACCCATCTTGTTTTTTCGCCACACTACATCATAGGGGATATAATTTTCAGCTACTCTCTTGAAAATATATTTTGTGATCGCACCGTGTACTTTCAACTCGTCATGTAATGGCCATGCAAACTCTTCAATCTCGGGCGTCATATAAGGATACAAGAGTGTAATGCCAAAATGTTTAGCCAAGGCTTGCTCCATATCTTCGATACCACTGTAACGTAAATCTATTTTGCCAAGGTTCGTAATATCAGAAGCCTTGGTATCCCATGAAGCATCTAGCTCTTCAGCCGAAACAGGGTAGTCGATCATTTTCTTATAAAGCTGGCCTTTCGTACCCATGCTCTTATCAACCATGCTTTTATAATTTGCCAATTCGGGTAATTCAGCGCATTGATCACGTAGCTCCCAATATTTCTTAAAGATGATGTAGCGGGCATAACCGCCGAAATATTCATCCGGTCCCTCCCCGGATAAAAGTGTTGTAATTCCATGCTTTTTTGCAGTTTCAAACACCTCGTACAAGGGGTACAGGGAGAAATGAGATATTGGTTTACCAAGTACTTGTAATGCTTTCGGTAATTTTTCTTCAAAGCCTTCTTTAGAATGTTCGACAACAACTTGATCTAAATTAAGGTGTGTTGCTGTTTTTTTCGCATACTCAAACTCATCGTACTTTTCACCATACGGAAAATGACACGTAAATACCTTATCAGGTTTACTCAACGCCGCGAGAAGTCCGCTATCAACGCCACCACTAAGCAATAGACCGAATGGCCGAGAAGGTAGCGCATCCGCAACAGCTTTCTTTAAGAGTCGTTCTAATTCAAGAATTTTGTCCATCGATTTCAATAAGCACCCAAGGCGTAGGCATATCGCGCTGTACGCGAAACGGCACGCCGATGTGCTTTTTCAATGTTTCATCATTCCAATTATGCCCCTGCCAACCATCTAAAAGAGTAATTAAGATTTTACCCCGGCATAATCGTAATGCCTCCTGAATGAATGGTTGCCAATCTTCAAAATAATCCAATACGCCCATAAGCAGAACGGTATCGAATTGTTTATCAGATAATCCTGTCGATCGCGCGTCAGCGCGGATGTAAGTCCCCTGTGGGTAATTTTGCCGTGCTTGAACAAGAGCGGCCAATGACCAATCCACGCCGACAAGCGCGATCGAACTATTGCGATACAGCACCGCCGGACCGCAACCGAGATCAAGAACAGCGCCTTTTAAATGCGTTAATAGAACATTCCAGATAGCTTCATGGTGTCGGCTATACCGATGGTACGGCCTCGTCCATGTTGTGTTCCAGAATGTCTGATCGTGCATTTTTTATGGTGCAGTTGTCGTTGAACTCGAAGACGTTGAAGAAGAAGTCGAGGTGGAAGTACTGGTACTTGTACTCGTTGAACTTGAAGTACTACTCGAACTACTCGAGCTTGAAGAAGTACTACTAGAAGTTGAGGACGAGGTACTGCTGGAGGTAGTCGACCACGTAAAGTTAGTAACGTTTACTAATATGCTATCAAATTCAGACATAGAATTAAGCGTATTCCGTTACGATTACTCGTACGGAACTCGCAGTTACGCCGACTTTTGGCAACATTTTGCCATAAATGGCAACGTTGTCCCCCAGCGGTTCGACCCAGATACTACCGCCCGGATATACAGTTACAAGCCGGACATCAGTTGTCGGTGTCGTATAGGTGCCATCACTTGCTTTGGCCACGTATGCGATCGCTAACGCCTGCCCGACTACACCTTTAACTTGAATACGAATATGCCGCCGACCAGCAAGCGGTGTTGAGCCAACTTGAAGCGCGGTATATGCGGTTTTTTGTACGTAGACGGCGCTTTGTGAAACAGTACGTGCCACAAAGTCACCATTGAAACCTGCCATAGAGTAGGGAGCGACACTGGCCGGACATTTGCTGTATAGGAGACTGTGTTCACGCGAAGGAGGATCGCGCTACTTGCAGTCCCCAACACAGCAAATGTCACGGTGCGTGCCTAGTTATTAACCGGTGGTGCCGAAGCGATCGGTACTTCCGGTGTCTGTGGGCGAAGAATGTCCTTTAATAATTCAGCTCTATCAGGCGTGATATGAAGCTGGGTTAATTTGGCATTGCGTTCGCGACAGTTATTACATGATTTAAGCGTTTCATCCGTAGAGATGTCATGCTTTTTACACATTGCGTTGTAACGCAACTGTAATATCTGATTGATCAGATGTTTGGCGAGGTGGTTAGCGAGGAACGGTGGCACAAAGATAGAACTCTTTGGCGCGATCGCGTATACCTCGTTATCCCACGTCCCGCTGAAGTGAATGTCCGTTGGATTGTATATTTCGACAGATTGGTAGATAGGCATAGTAAATCCTCCTTAGTAAATCTTTCTTTTTTTGTTAGCGAAGTGTCAGGAATACGAGGCCGTATTCACCGGTGATGACCGTACCTGCACACCAGCCAACGATCGGCGTACCAGCAATTGCCGGGGCGAGAGAACCAATAGTACCACCTTGCAAGACACCGAGCGCCGTACCACAAGTACCGGTACCTGTTTCCAAGCATGAAGTGATGCCATAGGTCTGGAGCCAGCCATATTCGCTTGCGGCGATAATATGTGTTGCCACACCAACAACACTGTTGGTCATTGTGGCAGGTGTTACAACAACACCATCGTACATATTTTTCTTCAGATCAATCTTTGAACTTGTCGTGAGGGCGACGCGGATCGGATCTTCTAAGGTGATTACACAACCAGCAGCGGCAGTTACCGCTGTGTTACTGGCGATGCGATACAGTTGACCCAAACCCGGGGTAATAACTACCGCCAAGTAACCACCGGCCACTAAGTTGGCAGCGATTGTTACAGAGCTGGTTAGTGTAACCTGTGTTGCGCCAACAGCCGCAGCCGAGACGGACAAACCACCGGAAGGGTTCAAGTTGGTTGTGTCTTCGGCTGGACCTTGGTACACCTTACCGGGCACCGAGGCAACAGTACCCATTTTTACATACCGAAAGCCACGGCCATCGGTTGTTTCACCATAGGTACCTAACGGCAGATTTTGCGTCGCGGATGAAATAAATACATCCTGCGCTGTGAGCTGAACTGGACCTGATAATAACGTTGTCATTATTTTATTTCCTCCTTTACTTAATTATTTTACGGAAGCGGTGCGAGAACAACCGTGACACATAGATCAGCGCTACTGGTGAGCGTACCGCCATTAACCAAGCCTAAGCGATCACCGGCCGCCAATTCACATGCGGCGGTGGCAGTCACTAAAGTACCTGAATTAACGGTGTTGGCTGTACCGGCAGTCGAGATCGTACCTGTAAGGATATTCGTACCCGAGCTTTTAGCTGTCGTACCTGTAAGTTTTTCAACTTGCAAGGTACCTGAAGCTGAAGCCGTTCCGTGAACTACATCGACCGACAAAACCACGCACTTATAAGGTGCAGTGAAGAATGTCCCGTAATTACCTGACGTTGCGGGGGCTGTGCCCTGCAAATGCTCTGTCACTATCAGTATACCGGCCTTACGATAGGCGGCTGATGGTAGATATTGAGCTGGATTGTTACCTGTTGCGGCCATGAGATTTTTTTAACTGGTAGGCCTTCGCCGGATCGCTACTGACCTACCAGAGAATTAGACTAGCTGGTTATACCGGTGCGAACTGAATGTGTGCGGCATGAGTCTGCCCACATATTACCCTTCCAAAGAAGCTGACCAATAACCGCATCTTGGTTGGTAGGTTCTTTCAAACCTGTCCATGCAAAACCGGCTTTAATTTCCTTGTGACGTGGGTGCTTCAGTGTCGACATATAAAGATGCTTTGTGTTCAGCATATATAAGCGACCTGACGTGCACTTTTCATCGGCAACAAACGGTACACCACGGAAATACAAGGAACGGAAGCCTGTACCGGCCGCTGTACCACCTTTCGAGATACCATTGGCTGTCATCATGTCATAGCCGGTAAATGAAAGCTGGTGTTGCACTGTCGGTGTCAATAAAGCCTCGTAAATCGAGAATATGCCCGGGGTAGTCACGATCAAATCCGGAGCATCGTCACCAATTTGAGCGGCATCGAAGTCGGCAGCTAGGTTAGAAAGCTGCAAGGCGCCAACCTGTGCGGTTTGAGTCGAAACCCAAGTCGTGTAGGTTGCGCGGGCGAGGCCTTCAAACGTAGCTGTGCCGGTACCATCGTCAACGATGGCATCAAGACCAGTGAGAACTTTACCGCCATTGCCGGTACCATCACCGTAGGCGTCAGTACCCATTGTATCTTTCAGATCATCGGCCTTTGACGAGATTTCTGTCGTCAGCAAGTCGAGGATCTTTGCATCGCCTTGGTTTACTGCTTCCTGATCGCCAGTAAGCGTAACCGAAGCGTAGTAACTGCGGTGCGTAACTGAAGCCAGTACGCGTTCGTTTGTCTGACCAGTCGCAAACGGATCGAAACCGGAATAAGAACCCAAACCAGTTGCCCTTTGGAACTTGATTGGAATTTCCATCTGGTGTCCACCTGTCCACGGCCGAGCCATTTTGAACAGTCTCATGAGCAACACGTTGCCCGAGAGAATATTGTCAGTGACTTTCGGGATGATCACATCATGTGTGGTCGTCGTGACGAAGTCACTGAACGAGAATGACGGGTATGCCATTTGATATTATCCTCCTATTAAGATAATCCGGCGTTTTTCTTGGCCTCTTCAACCAGTTGCCATAACGGTTTATCCGATGAAGAAGCCGGGGTCTTTTTCACCTCATCGGATGTTTTCAAAGCCGAAGGCATCTTTGGCTTGGGCTTAGTAGATTTCATACTGCCAGCCGTTTGCCACAGTTCAAAAACTTTTGTCAGCGGGAGTTCATATAGCTCGTGCTTATTCATAAACTCCAAGACCGCTTTTTCGTCAAACTTTGGGTTCGGCGTTAAAGTATCGATTTCTTCTTGGAGTTTTTCTTCAGCTTCTCTTTTCGAGTTTTCCTCCTGCGAGCTTAGCTCTTCGGTAACAGCTTTGATCTGGTCGCGAATGTATTGGCGTGCCCTAACTTCGGACGGATCCTCGTCAGGTTTCGCCTTTTCACTCATTTCCTTTAGCTGCCGTTCGAGTTCTTTACGCTTTTCGTTTACTTCATCGAAACGGTGCTTCGGGATCATATACTCTTTCGGTTCCGGGGTTTCGCCCCCTGCTGGCGGTATAACTTTTTCTTCTTCATCACCTTGTTCATCGTTGGACGGATCCGATACGGTGGTGTCCGTTTGCTTTTCGTCCATGTTTGGATCTAACATAATTTATTTTATAGTCTTGCCTTAACTGCCGCTGCGCGTGAACCCATGCCTTTTATTTTGCCCATAGCTTTACCCATGCCCTGCTTTATTCGGCCCATGATCGAGGCCTTCCTGCCACTTCCCATCGCATCGGATGAAGGTGGGGTAGCACCTTTCCAAAACTTGCCGCCATCTGGATATTCCATAATATTTTAACCTCCTGTTTTATTGTAACGGTGGTAACGGAACCTTCTGGGCTTCTGGCGGGATCTCCTGCCCGGGTTGTGCCACAGGCGGTACACCGCCGGATGCCGGTACTGCCGCAGTCGGTTGTTGCGGGGGCTGTTCGACCTTCACCAGCGTACCCTGCTTCCACTTCACCAAATCCTCTGCCATCTTATCCGGATCGGGATACTTCAGAGTCCGGTACAGAGAAATTGGATCAATGGCGCCAAACTGCCAGAGTTGAATAGCCCGGTCCGCGTTCGAGATTTCATCTTGCGGTAATGTCGAACCGGGAGTAACAAAAGCCTTCATGCCGGAAGCAATATCGTCAGCCGAAAAAGACTCGATAACTTCTTCCGCATCTTTGCTTGATAGAATTTTAATATCGCGCGGCTCATCGTAAAACATTTTCATGCACTGCATTACCAAGTTACCTATCTCCCCAATTGCCCGATCCGCGCCACGAATTACTTTATCCAAACGACCGATATCAGCTTGTTTTAACAAGGCGCGGCCTCTAAATGTTTCACGGCCGGGTTCGCGTTCGCCTCGAGTTGTGGAATGAAGGCCAAACACATCATCAAAAGACTTTTCCATCTGCGAAAGCATATTGAAAATATAGGCGGGTAAAGCCGGCGGAGAGTCGCGCCGAACAAAATTAGCATTTGCGACACCCGAGCCATAAACCACTAAACCGGGTTCGTTTGTTATTTGATCGGCTTCTTCTTTTGTCATGGCAGTAGAGTCAACTAACCAAGCACCGTTACCCATTCGCGTAGCGTTATTTAAGATCATGCGATCCAAAACATTTATCGCATCTTGAATAGGGATTGCTTGTTCAACAAGTGAAGTTTCACCAACCGGGGTCTTACCAAGTGAAAATTCGGTAACGAAAACGTACATTTTATGGGGCGCTTCTAAGTGATTATTTTCCGTATTCTCAAAATCGTAATAAGGGTTCGTTTCTTTCTTCAAGATCGTGTCGTTGCATTTCCACGCGGTCCACCAATCGGTTGCAACTTCCATAATCATCCACGTTTTCGTTTGCTTATCAGTTTGCTCGGCGTCTTCTCTTGTTTGTTCGTTTAATAATTTGTTGGCTTTTTCTTCGCCAAAAAAGTCCACGATCTCCTGATAGATCATGTCGTGCTTGCGAATAATATACGGTAGTTTTCTACCAACAACGCCAAGTTTCGGTATTAAAATCTGCTGCGGTCTAATATATTCAACATCAATATCGTCAATGTCCTCGTTCCAAAAAACATGAGCCACGCCGAAACGATACATGATCAAATGACGCACACACATTTCCATCAAGGCGGCTAAATCACGGATCTGATAAAAATTATTTAAAACTTTCTGCACCTTTTGTTTCCGGACCATAGCCACCTCACTATTTTCATCGGCCATGATCACGAATTGCGCTGGTTGGGAAGTGATGATTGGTACGGCTGTTTCAACGGCTTCAAAAATACGGTTCTGAACAATGTTTGAAAGGTACTGGGGTACGGCCGCTTTATCCGTCTGATTACCGAGATAATATTGCTCGGTAATACTCTGAACTTTTTTTAATTCTTCCGAGTAGGGTTTGGAGTCGTTTTCCCATTGTTTAATTTTGGCCAACAAAGCGCCATCTTCAGGTAAAATATCGAGGCGATCTTTTAATAAGTCTTGTGGTGATATTGGTTCGGGCATTTTAATCTTTGAGATCTGGGTGCTTATCCATTAGTGTATCATAAGCGTAGCGATTTTTACTTATCCCCAAGTGCTTTTTAACCCGGCTCATGCGAACATCTTTTTCGTTTTCTTTATCCCGGGCTTCACTCATTTCGTCGCTTCTTTCTTCTTGAATTTTACGCCAAGCCTGCGGGTACACCTTTCTAAACTTCGGATCGGAGGGCTGAAGTAAATCTTCGGGACGAACTTTAGTACCGTTACCTACCATTCCAATAATAGCATCGTCTGGTATCTCAACAAAACCGTCATCATCATCGACTATCGGTTTTCCAGTTGAAGTGTTTTTTTTCATCCCACCATTCATCACCTTCGTTACCCTTATATGTCTGCATAAAAAGGCCGGAAGATGAACGTTTAGCTTTATGTAAGAGCGAGAGCTTCTCGTAAGGGGTAGCAAATACCGCTAGCATAGTCGCAATAACGGTGTCATCGTGAAAGCCGGAGTCGGCGCCCATTGACATTTTCTTTACCTCATCAGTATATACGAAAGTTCGCATTTCTTCTACAACCTCGGGTGTGTGGATAGTCAACTTCTTCTCGCGTAAGAGCGTCACCATGTTATTTACGAGTAAAGGCTTGGTACTTGTTGTGGTTTTCCAACCAAGAACCATTTTAAATTCTTTCTGCTTCTTCATGAAAACCTCGCGCTGATAGATCTGGGTATACAGCTTTTTTAATTGAGCAAGTAAGGCGGTACCAATACCGTTCGTTTCCGGGATGATCATTACCCTTTGCTTACATTTTACATTAAAATGGTCCGCTAATTGCTTGGCTTTATAGGCAACCAAGTCGGGCGCCATTTTACCCTTCCAAAAAGCCACTTCTTCGCCGATAGTCAGATCCCATAAAGAGATACAGGAGCTATCAGAACCCGAACCCTCGGAAGGGTCAATACCAAGTTGATAAAAGTGATCGGCTACGGGATCAGCGTATAAGCGTATATCGTCCAGTTTCTTACAGCGTTCTTCGGGTATAACCTTTCGTTCTAGTTCTTCTAACCATTCTTTCGGGAAAACATTACGATCACCCATAATCGCCACGTCCCATTTACCTTCCAAGAATTGCTTGCGCCACAGGACCGGGTACTTCTCCAAGTCTTTAATAAATTTTTCGGAAAGATGCGGATTTTCGTATATACTGATGAGGTAAAGAAAATGTCAATGGGCGCCGACTCCGGCTTTCACGATGACACCGT